GCATTTAACGATGTTGAATTTTGAGCGGATGCTTGTTGTATTGATAGAATTTCATCATCATCCGTAGGTATTAGTTCTGGTGAACACTCACATGGTTCACAGTTAGGATATGATAAATTTGGTAATGTAAATTTATAAAAAGGGTTCGTTAGTTGTCCATATATGTTTGCCAAACTAGCAGGTTTTGGACATTTTATTTGGTTTTTATTACTTCGGAATAAATTAATTGCTTGACATATAACATATATAATTCCTAAAACAACACCATACAAAAAAGCGATAATTGGTCTAATAATTGCCCAAACTATTGTAAGAATATGTAACAGAACAATTAACAATAAAAAGACATAGGTAAAAATTGGAAAAATAAACTGTCTTAAAAAGGTATATCCAAAATTAGCATCTCGTATGGCGTCAGTTGCCGGAAATCTATTATTTTCACTGATACATTCTGAGTTAGTAATATCTTTAATACCAATAAAACTTTTTCTATTGGCACCTTTTCTCCACTCATCAATGTGGCTTGCAACTGTGTAAACTTTATTGTATTGATATTCGTAAAAAGTATCTGTACAAGCAACCGCAGCACTTGGATTTGTATATCCACTCCAATCTAACCCAAAATAATATGAACCTAAAAACGCTTGATACCTTGTATCACCAGTGTTAACGAGATATATTGGGTCATCATCTGAAACAATCCATCCATATTCTTTAATATTAGGAACTAAGAAGTGAGCTCTCTTTACAGTTTTTTCAACACCTTCTGGTTGTGTGTATTTTATTTTAAATCTATACTTACCTTTTGTAGGAATACCAACAGATGGGTCAGGACTCAAAATTTGTTCACCGAATTCATTTGTTGTAACGTAGTCCAAATTCATTGGGACATCCATTACCCACGTACCATCCTCATCAATAACTTTTCCACCCTGTGGTAAAACCGCTTGTTCTAATATTGGATATCCGTCATTATCATTAAATATTGTTTGTCTGATACCAATAATCTCACCAGGTCCCGTGCTTAAATTACACAAACCCCCCAATTCTTTATTTGGTCTACAATTAGCACGAAGACTTTCTTCATCATTGTTAGTTAACAATGAACCCATAAAAATTGCTGTTGGTTCAATAGTAATTCCTGCAGTTCTCAAATCAAAATCATGACGAGAAATATTGATTTGACAAATTTCAGGTTGTCCCCAAAATGGTTCAACATTCACTGTTTCACTAAATGAAACAATTTGTGGCAATTCATAGAGGTTAGTAGATGATTTAAAACTTGCTCCATCAACTTGGTCTTCAGTAGCTCGACCCATACGAATTAAATCTTGTGGAGATAATGAGAATGGTCCAATATCCGACAAATCTAAATCCATGAATATTGTATAGGAACCCAATGGAACTCCCATTATCATGTAGTCACCACTACCATTTGTTTTAACAGTAAATCTATAGTACTTATCATAGATTTCAATCAATGCAGGATTTGTTAATACATCATTTCTTGATGGGAATGTACCAGTTGCAACGTGACCTGGATATTGCGGCTCGTAAGGTAATAGATTATACCTATAACCATCTTCATTTAAACTTTCAACACTTGAATAAGGGTAAAGAATTTGTGTAATATCATTATTTTGGTCTTCAGCTGTTATAGGTATGAATACCGAAACTTTAGCGTTTGGAATACCGTAACCATTATTGGCTGTAACACGACCAACAACAACACCATAGTCGGCACACATTCTTGTGTAAACATCGTCAGCTCTTACCTTTAAAGATAAAATTTCTAATTGTTCGAAATCTTGGTTTAATTGAACATTGATTTGTTTGTCAACCCCAACCTGTGTTCGTAATCTAATAGTTTCAGGCATTTGTTAGTATTTCTTTGATAAATAGTTTATTGGCTATTTTTCAAAGGATAGTCATTGATTTAATAAAATAAATCATCAGCTAAAATTAGTAGTTTGATAGTTCTTAACTCTTACTACAATGTCTTTAGATGGGAATCTGATTTGATAGATTTGGTTTGGTTGAGCAAATATTGTATTGTCAGTCAATGAGATTTGTTTTGTTAAACTATTTGAATAAGGCATTGATGTTTCAGCCGAGCTGTATTGTCCACCAACTTTACCAAATACAGAAATATCTGTAACACTAACAACTCCGTTTTCTTCTTGGATTATACGATTCAATTCTGATAACAAAATGTTTTGTCCTAATCCTCTTACCGCAGAACTAAAGAATGTTGTAGTTCTATCAATAATGTTTGAAATAACAACCCCTTGGTTTTGACTTGAATCTAAAACCACTGAAATATCTAAACCTAAATCAATAACTTGAGCACTTCCTACAGTTACATAGTCATTAATCATTCTGTAATTAGAAAGATATTCAGCAATATTATATTTTAATGTTTGAGATACATCTGATGTTAAGTTACCTGTCGAATCGTAAGATAATATCTGAACATTTATTTTGTTGTTGTTTTCTGTGATGGCAACCTTTGCTGGTGCTCCAAACTCTCCTGGCATGTTTCTGATAACCGCTTCGTAGTCACTGATGGTCACCGCTCTGTTTTGTGCTGCAAAGTTAAAGGTAACATAGTTTCTAACCTCTTCTGTTGACGGGTACCCCGCACCACCGATTGATGCTGTTACGTTATTACACGCCAATGAATTAATAACCTGATTGTTAATAATATCAGATGGTCCAACAACTGAAAAATCAACCGCACCAATTTGGTTAATTACATTCACACCCAAGTTTGTTGCAATACCACCACCAATACGATATTGAATAAACAATGTTGTATTTGCCTGTGGTGTATTACCCAAAGACATTGAGTTGTTTTGATATCTTTGAATTTTTAACGGAACATCTAAAGTGGTGAATTGTCTTAATTGGTCTTCAGCGGTATTTGTTCCACCACCGAATGTTATTTTCAAGAAACCTTCAGGTGTATATTCTGTTATGAATCTATCTTGAGTTTCAATGTATGTCCCAACTTTAATTGCCGGGTCATCAGATGGCTTTGATGGGTCAGGAATAAACACTCTACTTTCAGCCAACGCTGGTACTTCATACCATCTACCATTTGGACTCAAGAATTCTTGAGCTGTTGGTACGTTTGAATATGCCGTTCCTTCTCTTTGTATGACAGCCGTTACACCCAATACGTTTTTTTCAGGTAAGAAAAATTCAAAGAATGGTCTAACATCATTTGGAGTTATAACTCTTTTGAATACCTTTGTAATACCATTAACAACTGTTTCTCTTTTAGTAATTGTGTAGTTTAACAAGTTACCATTAGAATCAAAGTTTGGTATTTTTAATCTGTTTGGGAAACCTTCATTGTTGAATGGTGATGCAAAGTTCACATCATATACCGTTTCAAATACTTGTCCTGAACCGTTAACCTGAGAACCACGTCTTAAAATACCCAAATATCTTTCATCTTCTTTATCACCAAAGGCCGGAACTGTGATTGAGAAATCAACCAAAGCAACTGATGGTCTTTGACCTGGTATTTTCAAACCATACGTTCTTGCTATGTTATATACTGAAGAACGTTGTTGGGCGTATTGTAAAACGGTTTCTTGGATACTTCTATCAATGTGATAATGTAAGTTATCCGCAACCGCCGCGTTCAAATCCAAGAAAACTGAGAAAACTGACGCATCATTAAAATTGTCAATTAAGTCAGGATAGTAAGTTTTTGTATAATTAATAAGTTCTTGTCGGATTGCCGCAAAGTCCCTAACCGTATATGAAATTTTCTGTTGTGCCATTTATGTTAAATATTGATGATAATAAAATCTTTTGTATTGAAAACGTCATTTGAAATTGCATAATCAATTCTGACCTTTGCAGTATATTCAGAAACATCAGCGTTTGTTATATTTAATTCTGAGGTTACGTTTCCTTCAGTTGTTGGTGTTAATGTTGCCGCTTCTGATGTTGGTGCCGTAATGGTGATATTTGTTAATTGTAATTGTGGCATAAACCTCTCAACAGAATCCCTAATCTCAGCCTCAATATTCTGAAATGTTGGTCCATCCAAAGGGTCAAAAACAAATTCATATAACCTTGTTCCAAAATCAGGTAAAAAATATCTTGAACCTTTTCTAGTTAAAATTAAATGAATTAAATCTGTTCGGATTTCCTCAGCAGCATAATCCGTCAAGTCCAAATATTTCCCGTCAAAAGAATCTACGAACGGGAAACTTATTCCGTATGTTTTACCATCAGCCATTATCTATAAATATAGTTGTGTTCCCTTTTTTGTGAGCAGGAAAATACGGACAATGACGACAACCATTTCCACAACAATAACCACGACTCAAATGGAATTCTTTTGTGAACACATATTTTCCATTTTCAATATAAAAAGAAGAAGGGGAAAGTTGTTCACTTCCCCCCTCCGTAGATGTTTTTATATCTTTCTTATTTAATTTCACAAGCTCCACCAGCACATGCCAACTCACCACTCAAATCTGTGTTGTCTTGTAATTCAACAACCTTTGATAAGTCAATTGACTGTAGTTTAGAGAATAATCTTTCATACTCTTCTTCAGTACAATCTTCAAATGGTGCTTGAATATAACTTCCACCATCATAAGGTAATACTGATAGACCATTGTAAAAGTCTCTGTTTTCCCACATCCACTCACCAGCCAATTCCCAATCTTCAGATTTCAAACTGATTGTTGCTGATACGTTGTGAGTATTAGAACCTGTTCTGTGACCTGGTCTAACCCACTCTTGTGTAATTTTCTTAACACGGTCCAACAATTGGAATGGTGATTCTGTTCTCAAGATTGCTCCCACAGGTGCTTTTTGTGGAACAGAAATAACCGCTGTGTCGTGTGGACGGAAAAATTCATCTTCAACCAACTCAGGGTGATACATTGCCAAGTATTGGTAGATTGCTTCATTCTTACCTACACGGACTCTACGAATATAAAAGTCGTTGTGCCATGCGTGGATACCTGAAGATGTTCCCAATGTCAGAGATGTAGTCCCTGCAGGTTTTACAGTAGTTGTACGAGCCGACTTGTTAACACCAATCAACTCAGCAACTCTTGCGTTTTCTTCTTTTACAAGTTTAGCAGCTTCTTTCATGTTATAACCCAATACAACACCTGAACCGATACCTGTCATAGATACACCAATCAATGCTTCTTTTTCAGTTGTACGTTTCCAAATGTCTCTCAAGTAATGGAAATCAGTATAACCCGCTTGAAGTGTTCCGATGAAAGCCGCCGCTTTAACACGGTTGTTCAAATCTTCTTGTGATTCAATGTCAGAAACATTTACTTCACACAAGTTACAGAATTGGTTTGGTCTCAAAGCGATTTCACAACATGGATTAGTTCCCCAATCTTTGTCGTTTGTAAAGTAGATACCAGGTTCACCCGCCCCTGATGCTTCAACACGTTTCCACAAATCCATAAAGAATTCTTTTGTAATTTTG